TGCTCGGCGAGACCGTGCTTTACCTCAAGCTCGAAGGCGGTGGTGACTGGGGTTTCCTAGCTGAGAAGTTCCGCCGCATCGCGCCCCTCACCGACGCCGAGCACCGCCAGGCGGTTGAGGATTTGCGGGTGCCGGAGGTGGTCTCGTGAACCCGCGCGTGGACATCGCCTGCAATGACCCGGACAACGGCCTGTTCGAAGGTCGCGCGTGGATGATCCAGGTCGGAAGCCTGGAGCTTGGCGCCAACGACTTTCGCGGTCCGAAGATGCGCGAGCTGCCCGACAGCATCGTTATCGCCGGCAAGCATTGGCCGATCACCGGCAGCCAGGAATGGGTCGGGAACTGGTGCTGGAACCGATACGAGATGGAAATCGACACGCTGGTCGACTTCCTGATCTGGGCACATCGTCGCGACTTCTGGTCGATCGATCAGGGCGAGGAGCGCATCTACAATCTCTGGCAGCGGCGGGACAACGCTCTTGCAGAGAGCCGAGATTTCCTCGCGCGCTATTTCGCCAAGCCGAGCACTTAACAATGACCCGCCTCCGCAGTCAGTTAGCCTCGCTCCCCGTCCAGCGCCTCCCCGACCCGGAAGCAGCCCGCCGGCACGCTCGGGACGCGTGGAGGACTCATGGGATAGTCCTGATCAACCCGGCTTGGTGCGCGAACCAACTCGACCGCGAGCTCCTGATCACGCTGGCGGTGGCGGTGCATGGGGAGAGGGCAGGATGAGGGTCCTTGTCTGCGGTGGTCGCGACCTGTGCGACCGGGATCTGGTCTGCAACAGCCTGTTCCGGCTGGAGGAGGAATACGGCGACTTCACCGAGGTCGTGCATGGTGGTGCGCCCGGTGCCGATAGCGAGGCTGGTGTGTTCGCCCGACTGCGGCACGCGAAGGAGATCATCTATCGCGCCAACTGGAAAGCCCATGGCAAGGCTGCCGGACCGATCCGCAATCAGCGCATGTTGGACGAGGCCAAGCCCGAGCTGGTGATCGCATTCCCCGGCGGTCGCGGGACTGCCGACATGGTTCGCCGGGCCGAAGCTGCTGGTGTGCTGGTCGTGAGGATCGGCGCATGAGCCAGAACAGGTCCTCCGCCGTCATGCAGCAGCGGTCCGAGCCGCACGATTCGCTCGACGATTTCCCAACGCCGCCTTGGGCAACGCGCGCTCTGTGCGAGTTCCTGACCGGCGAGGGCTTTGACCTGGGCGAATGCTCTGTGCGCGAGCCCGCTGCGAACCGCGGCCACATGGCACGACCGCTCGCTGAGTATTTCGCGAGCGTCGAGGCGTCCGACGTGCACGACTATGGCGCTGGCTATCCCGTGCGCGATTACCTCTTCCCCGACCCGCTGTCGGTGGTCGATTGGACAATCACGAACCCGCCGTTCCGTTTAGCCGAGCAGTTTATCGAGCGCATGGCGGCGACCAGCAGCATCGGCTGGGCTGTCATTGTCCGCGCCGCATTCCTTGAAGGTCAGGGTCGATTTGAGCGGCTGTTCTCGAAAAACGCGCCCGCCTACGTGCTCCAGTTCAGCGAACGTGTCGTCATGCACAAAGGGAGGCTGGCACCCGAAGGCTCAACCGCGACCGCATACGCATGGCTGGTCTGGGTCGATGGCGCCGACCAGACGCAACTGCGCTGGATCTCACCCTGCCGGAAATGGCTCGAGCGGCCAGAGGATTATGCGCCATGCCCCTGAGCCGTTCCCAAACCGCCTGCATCACCGCGATCCGCCGCCACTTCCGCGACACCGGATGCGCGCCGAGCATGGGTGACCTGTCCCGATATCTGCGTTGCTCTCGCCAGCGCGCCTGTGAGCTTGCGTCCCAACTGGAGCGCGCCGGTCTGATCACCCGTCGCCGCGGCGAACCCCTCTCGATCCGATTGGTGAAGGTTATGGGCAACTTCAGCGACGACGATCTGGTGCATCAGCTTACCGCGATCACCGAGGAGTTGATCCAGCGCGGGGTCGACGTTCGGGTCGCATCCGCCTCGGTCGCCCTCAAAAAGTCGTTCCCCTTGACACTTTTGGAACACGACAGGGTCGATCCGGACGCGGATATTCTCGCTCGATTGGAGAGCGGGGATGGGCATGGCAGCGAAGCAGGACGAGCCGACACCGACACAGCGAATGGCGCGCAATCGCCTGTCGCAGTTGCCGCCGCGCAAACCGTTCGACCGGCAAGCCAAGCTGAAGCAGGCAGCCCAGCGCGAGGAAGCGCGGGTCGCATCGATCCTCGCCAAGGACCAACCGCCCGCGCCGCCTAAGAAGGGGAAGAAAGGCGCGAAACAGGCGCCCGCGATCGATCCGACACCGGAATGGCTGCGGCGCTACGAAAACGCCTGCCGCAAGGAGAACCCGACCACGGCGTCCGGCTATGCGATGGCCGAGCGTCCGATCTACCGGAAGCACCCCTGGTTCGAGAGCCTGTGTGGGCGCGATGACTCGTTCACCGACGAAGACCTCTACGCGCTGCGCTACTACCGGAACACCTACGAGGCGGCGCAGCGGTCCGAGACGAAGTGCTCGCTGGCGTCGATGGTGCACGGATCCGGCACGCCGAGCGAGGACGGCAGCTTTCGGTTGCTGCGTCTGCGCGACCGCCTGGCCGAAATCGAGCGGGCATTGAAGGGCGCGCTCCATACCGTCCGTGCCATCGCGATCGAGGATCTGACCTACGAGCAGGTGGCGATGGGCCGATATGGTTATCGCTATGCCGAATATTTCGACGCGGCATCCGGCAAGCTGGAATATCGCCCGCGGCCGAAGTCGGGCCGGCACCCGACGAACATCAAGATCGAGTTCATTGCTGGCGTGCGGGTGCTGACGGCGGCGGTGCTGGGAATCTCCAACGCCCCGGCAAACGCCAACGGCTCGGCACCGGCTGACACTCCGCCAACCGGAATGTCGATCACCGAAAGCCTGCAGGACGCCATCGCCAAGCGAGGCGCGGCCGGCCGGGTCGTCCATTCGATAATTCTCGCCCAGTCGGTGATGGACGCGATCTGCCGCGAGAACGACGTCGACCCCGCCGATCTGGAAAGCTTTCAGACCGTTGCCTTCCGGGGAACGCCTGTAACGATCCGCGAGGACTGGCCATGGGGCTGGGTGTTGCAAGATGGGGAGATGGAATGATGGGCCAAGCGGCCGTTCGTTCCATCCCATGCGACCTCGCCCGCATGTGCGCCACACTCCACGCGGCTGGCCTGATGCGGCATTACGACGTGTCCAACTCGACGATCCGACGTTGGCTGAGTGAGACAGGCCTGTCGCCAGCACCGAGGCCGAAGCAGGAAAGTCCGAAACGGCGTCCGATCCCTGACGATTGGGCGCAGGTTACCCCCACGCTGGCCGCCAGAGCGCTTGCCGACCATTACTCCGTCAGCCTCTCGCTCATCAATCGCTGGGCCAAGGAGAGTGGGGTACGGCCGAAGCGGGCGCCAAAAGGACGACTGCCGGGCTCGATCATCGCCTCCGTGCCGCAGGTTGATGCCAGCCTCGCCGCCAGAGCCGCACAGCATCTCCGCCGTCGGCACATCGTCTACCACTGCGCGGTCCTGCCCGCCCATGAGCGCCGTGGCCTGCCGAACAAGGGCCGCGACCACTGGTACGTGAATGGCCGTGGCGCACTTCCCGCAGCCGACATGATCGCGCTGGCCGAGCAGACGGGATTCCAGGCATGACCGGGCTTGTCGCTGACCTGACCGCCGCGCTGGAGCGGCACCACAACCGCCCGCTGGATGCCACCATGGAGGTGCCGATCGGGCTGGTGAAGGCAGCTCGCACGATGCTGGAGCGGTATGAGGGGTGGCCGCTGGTGGATCGGCCGCTGCATCCGGAATTCGTCGACTTGGCCACATCGCCGCGCAGGGGTGGTGGGAAGTGCGCGAGCTTGTGTGCGGCGCAGACGAGACGGCGGGAGCGGGAGCGCATGGAGCGGGGAGCATGATTTGGAGTAGACGCAAGCGCAGCTTCGGCGCAGCGATCTGCGGCCATTGCGGCACGTGGATTCTGCCCGGCGAAACTCATTCTTGCCCTGGACTGCGCGCTGCGATGGCGCATCCGTCTGGCTATGCCCTGCCTCGCGAGCCCCTGCGTGTCCCGATGCCCGGCCGCAAACGCTGGCCTGCGATCGAGTTGCATTATCGGCTCTTGAAATCCGATGGGAGACTCTGTGGCGCTCGTGTCAACCCGCACGTAGCGCAAGGGGTCGCACGATACCTCCGAAAGGTTGGCGTGCCTATCGTCGCCCTCATCAAGGTCACGCCGAAGTGACCCGCACCATCGTCTCCGCCCGCCGCACCGACCGCTCGACGCTGATCAAGCTCGACTGCGGGCATGAGCGGTCGCTGGGCGGGCATCGGTTTTTCAACGGGGCGATGGCTGAGCCGGAATGGATAATTGGGCGGTCGTACGATTGCCAGGATGGGAATTGTGGGAGGCGACCATGAGCGGCGAAGGGATGATACCGGCGGATAGTGCGTGGCAGCCGTATGACGTTGGCCGCCCCGAATTCCGGGTTGAGTACTTGGCGGTTCCCCGCACACTGCGCGCCACCGATCTGTCCGGCGCGCACACCGCCATGTTCGGCAGCTATCGCGAGGATGGCACGCTGCGCACGATCAGGCCGCGGCGATGAGACCCGAGATCGAGATCGAAGGTCTGCGCGTCGTCATGACCTGCGGCGTCTGCCCTGAGCAATACGACGTTTTCAGCGGCGATTGGCAGGTCGGCTATCTGCGGCTTCGGCATGGCAAGTTCCGGGCCGACGTGCCGGAGTGCGGCGGCGAGACGGTCTATTCCGCTGAACCCGAGGGGCAAGGTGAGTTCGAAGAGCACGAGCGTGCGACTTACCTGCTCACCGCGATACTGGCGATCAAGGCACATCTGCGGGCGCGGTTTGCGTGACATTCAAACAGCGCCACCTATGCATCGCCGCCATCCTGCTCGTGCTCGCACTATGCACGCCATCCATGTTCCTAGGCTTCCTCGCCGCAGCCCTCGCCCTTGGCAACCTCGCCTGCGCGGCGCATGAGGAAGCGGAGGAGAGGTGGTAGTGCACTTGACATCGGGGTAGCCGGCCAGTAGTTTCGTGAAATCCTGAAATTGTTGCGCCCGGGCCGGATAACCGCTCGGGCATTTTCGTATCTGGCGTCCAGAAGATCGCCAGACAGCCGACCGACTCCGGGGGGATAGGTTGGCACCGGCGGACTGGACTTAAGCCTCCACGGGCCGCCGGGTTGATCAAGCTGAACGTGATGCAGGAGCCCTTATGTCCCGGCCCCTGCGCGTCCTGTTCCTGCTCAAGCGCCGTGAGTTCGCGCCGACCTTCAACTGCGAGACCTACGCGTACAGCCGCTCCTCCGGGTTGCTGAACAGCGTCCGGTTCGTAGTCGACATGCTCAACGATCAGGGCCATGACGCCATTCTCGAAGAGTGTGTCGACAACAACTGCATCGATCGGCTCGTCACGCAGCATCGGCCGACGCACGTCGTCCTTGAGGCTCTTTGGGTCGTTCCGGAAAAGCTCGAAATCCTCAAGCGGCTGCATCCGACCGTCACTTGGATCGTGCGCCTGCACAGCGAAGTTCCGTTCATCGCCAACGAGGGCATCGCCTGCGAGTGGCTGTACGGCTATCGCGACCGCGGCGTCCTGATCAACGCCAACAGCGAGCGGATGTGCCGGGCGGAGCGGATCGCGCTCGGTGTGCCGGTCAGCTACTCGCCGAACTATTATCCGGTCGAATGCGAGCCGCGCTGGCAGCACCGCCAACGCGATCAAATCGACATCGGCTGCTTCGGTGCCGTCCGCCCGCTCAAGAACCACCTGATCCAGGCCAAGGCCGCAATTGCCTACGCCGATCGCCATTCGAAGAAGCTGCGGTTCCACATCAACGCCAGCCGAGCCGAGGGCAATGGCGGCCCGGTGCTGAAAAACCTGCGCGCCCTATTCGCCGGCTCGTATCACGACTTGATCGAACATGAGTGGCTGCCGCACGACCAGTTCCGCAGGCTTTGCGCCGAAATGGATCTGATCCTGCAGGTCAGCTTCACCGAGACGTTCAACATCGTGGTTGCTGACGCCGTCGCGGAAGGCGTGCCGGTGGTGACCTCGAAAGAGATACGGTTCATCGCCTGCCCGTTCACTGCGTCGCCGGTCGACATCGACGGGATCATTCGCGCGATGGGCCGGGCAATGTTCGCCGCCCGCTATGGGCTGCACGAGATCAATTACGCGCTCCTGCGCCGGAACGCCGTCCGCGCCGTCCGTGCCTGGGGACGCCTGCTGGCCGACCTGGCCCGCTGAGCCACCGCCGCCGCGTCCCCATCAACCGAAGCACATCCTGTAGCCGATCGGGCCGACGCGTGCGGCGGGGAATGGAGTTGCCATGCCTGCAAGCTCCACCAGCTGGAAGAAAGGCCAGTCCGGCAATCCGGGCGGACGGTCTAAGAGCACGGTCAAGATCACCCGCGAGGATGGGACCGAGGTCGAACTGACGATCACGGAACTGGCGCGCGAGCATAGCCCGACCGCGATTCAGACGCTGGTCGACATTATGAAGTCGGCAACATCGCCCGCCGCCGCCCGCGTCTCTGCCGCGAACAGCATCCTTGAACGCGCGTTCGGGAAGGTGCCGCAGATGCTGATCGGCGATCCGGAACAGCCGCTCGCAATGACCGGCGTGACGCTCGAGCAGGTGCTCGCGGCCCGCGCCACCGTCGTTGATGAATGCTGATGAGCAAGAGGCCGCTCTAAGGCTTGCCCGCCAAGCCGAAGCGCGAGCCAGCTTCTACTGGTTCTGCCGCTACGGGTTCCTGCAGCAGCGCGGCTACAAATGGCTGCGCAACTGGCACCACGATGTCATCTGCCGGAAGCTCGAAGACGTATTCTACGGTCGCTGTCGTCGCCTGATCATCAACATCCCGCCGCGGTACAGCAAGACCGAGATTGCGGTCGTCAACTTCATCGCCTGGGCGCTCGGGATGGCGCCCGACAGCGAGTTTATCCACACCAGCTATTCGTCGCGCTTGGCGGCCAACAACAGTTACCGAGCCCGCGAGATCGTCCGACAGGACTGGTATCGCGAGCTGTTCCCGGAATTGCAGTTGGCGGCCGGCTCCGAGGCCAAGGACGATTGGCGCACGACCGACGGCGGCGTGGTCTATGCCACCGGCTCGGGCGGCACGATCACCGGCTACGGCGCGGGCAAGATGCGCGAAGAGCCGGGGTTCGGCGGCGCAATCATCATCGACGACCCGCACAAGGCCGACGAAGCCACGTCCGAGACCATGCGGGAAAACGTCATCGAGTGGTTCAAGAACACGATCGAAAGCCGCGTCAACGATCCTTCGACGCCGATCATCGTCATCATGCAGCGCCTCCACGAGGAGGATCTTGCCGGGTGGCTGCTGGCCGGCGGCAACGGCGAGACGTGGGAGCATCTGTGCATTCCGGCGCTCAACGAGGCCGACGAGCCACTTTGGCCTGAAAAGCACGACAAGGCCGAGCTGGACCGGATGGCCAAGGCCAAGCCGTATGAGTTCGCTGGACAGTATCTGCAGCGGCCGGCCCCCCTCGGTGGCGGCATCTTCAAGACGGACTGGTGGCGCTATTACCATCCGGCGGCCCTTCCGCCGATCAACCGCATCGTCCAATCCTGGGACACTGCGTTCAAGACCAAGACGCACAACGACTTTTCCGTGTGCACGACCTGGGCCGACACCGATCAAGGCTTCTACCTGCTTGATTGCTGGAAAGAGAAGGTCGAGTTTCCGGACCTGAAGCGCATGGTGGTCTCGCTCCACCAGAAGTTCGGTGCGCATGCGGTCCTCGTCGAAGACAAGGCTTCTGGCCAGTCGCTGATTCAGGAACTGAAGCGCGAGACCAAGATCCCGCTCATCCCGGTCCAGAAGGGTGCCGGCGACGACAAGATCAGCCTCGCCTTCGCCGTTACGCCGCTGATCCAGGCGGGTCGGGTGTTCTTGCCCGAAGGCGCGCCATGGCTCGCCGATTACATCGCGTCGCACGCCGGTTTCCCGAACGCCGCGCATGACGACGACGTGGATTCGACCACGCAGGCGCTCAGCTTCATGAGCCACGGCACCGGTCGCCACCAATTCGCGTGGGGGTGACTTGATGGCCGACGGCTTCCTGAAGCGCCTCCGTATCGGCCGACGCCGCGCTGAACCGCAACGTGATACAATTCCGTTCCCGAACATCCTGCAGGTCGGGCAGATGCGCCCGGCGCAGCGGACGATCTGGAAGCCAACACCGCGGAACCTGCGCTACTTCTCGCGCTCGCCTTATGCCCGCCGCGCTATCAACGCGATCAAGTTGCCGATCGCGATGCTGGAGTGGGAGGTCGGCACGCGCCCTGGGGTGGACGAGACACCCGATCTGAAGGCGCAAATCGAGACGGCGACTTACTGCTTCGACAACCCGAACCGTGACGACAGTTGGCGCAGTTTCGCCGAGCAAGTCCTTGAGGATTGCCTCATCGGTGCTGGCGCAATCGAAAAGCGCGTGTCCGGTGACCCGCTGCGGCCGCTCTGGCTGTGGCCAGCGGATGGCCTGTCAATTCAGATCTTCCCAGCCTGGGCCGGCAATCCAGACGAAGCGCGCTATAGTCAATCGGTCGGATACGGCACCTACAGCGGCGGCGGTCCGACGATCCAGTTGCGCGACGACGAGCTCATCTACATCAAGCCGAACCCATCCACCTCAACGCCGTTCGGCCTGGGGCCGCTTGAAGTCGCTTTTAATTCGATCAGCCGCCAGTTGGGTGTGGGCGAATTTGCGGGCAACGTCACCTCGAATGCCAAGCCATCATCGCTGCTGAACCTGGGCGAAGGTGTCGACGCCTCCACGCTAGCCGCCTTCCGGACCTATTGGACTTCGGAGGTCGAAGGGCAGGGCAAGATGCCGATCGTCGGCATGAAGGGCGGTGGCGTCGAGAAGCTGTTTCCGGAGGGCGATAACGCGCTGTTCCTGAAGTATCAGGAATTCCTCAAGTCCGAGATCGCGATCAGCTTTGACCTGTCGCCGCAGAACCTGGGCGTCGAGCGCGACGTCAACCGCAACACCGCCGAGGTGGCGGAGGAGAGGGACTGGAACGCGGCGATCGTACCTTGGGCCGACCTGCTCGCATCGTATCTGACGCGGCACGCCCTGCACCGCGGGCTCGGATTCTATCAGCTGGAGTTCCGGTTCAAGGGGCTGAAGCGCGAGGACGCGAAGCTCGCAGCAGAGGTGTTCCAGCTCGAATACCAGAACAACGCCGTCACTCCTGACGAATATCGTGAGCAGGTCGGACGGCCTCCTCTCGATAGCCCCTACGGAAAGCTGACCAGCGCTGAAGTCGAAATCGCAACGGCCGCCGCTCGGGGAGCGGCCGAAGTGCGCGATCCGAAGCTCCCGAAACCCCAGCCGGCCGCTCCGGCGAACCCCAAGCCGAAGAAGGAAGCCTGAGAATGGCGAAGGACCTGCATACGATAGCCGTGGCGACCGGCTCCGATCTCTCGAACGAGGATCGTCTCGTCGTCCTGATGAAGAAGCAGCTCGCGAACAGTGCGGGCGGTGGCGCCGGTCAGTCGGTCACGATTGCAGTGACCGGTCTGACGCTTCCCGCCAGTTATGCGGTCCAGGCAACACCCGACCAGGACGCCACCGTCTGGATTAGCGGTCGTTCGCAGACCGGATTCACCATCAACCTGGCCCCACGCCTGGCCGCGAACACCCTCGCGGTGGGCAAGGTCGACGTCGTCGTGATGGCCTGAACCGAGGAGACTTAAACATGGTCGATCATGCCGAAGCCGCCGAAGTGGCGAAAGAGACTGTCGCTGAAACCGTTCCGGCTGTCGAGGAATCCGGGACCGCCGAGACGGTCGCGGAAGAGACTGCTGCCGTAGGCGATCTCGAAGACAAGCCGGCCGACCCCGCAGCTGTCTCGGTTGCCCCGGCGCGCCAGCACGAAGGCATCGTCAGCCAGTTCGAAATCCGCTGGCATGAACTCAAAGTCTTCGTCGGCCATCTCGATGGCGAGATCGAGGGCGAGCTGGGCGAAGTCCTGGCGCTGGCCCGCAAGCACCTCTGATCCGGAGTCAGCCATGGCGCTTTCCACCAAGGAGCGGGACCAGCTTCCCGCTTCCGACTTCGCCGTGCCCGGGAAGCGCAAGCTCCCGATGCATGATGCGCACCATCTGCGCCTGGCGTGGTCTCAGGTGGGACGCACCGGTGGCCTGACGGAGGCCGAGCGCAAGGAGGCCCGCGAGCGCATCAAGCGTCGCGCAGCAGAGTTGGGCATCGACACATCGGATTGGGAGACGATCCACGCCATGCGCCTTGAGGCGATGGCGCTCGAACTCCCCGACGTCTCAGACCATCCGAACCGGATGCCTTTCTCCGGTGTGCTGGTGAAGCTGGAGCAGTCCAGCGACGCCGCACCGCACGGCAGCAAGGGCAAGAAGATCATCATGTCGCGCGAGGCCGCCGAACAGGCGCTCCCATCGCTGCTCGGCATGGGGGTCGACATCACATCGGACTTCGACGGGCACGATGCCCAGCAGAAGATTGGCGTCATCACTGCCGCCACCATCGAAGGCTTCGACCTGAAAATCGAAGGCTTCATCTACGCAGCCGACTTCCCCGAGGAAGCAGCGTTCATCAAGGACCACAAAGACGCCCTCGGCTTCAGTTTTGAAGCGCAAGAGATTCACGTCGAAAGCCTCGATAGCGCCCCCTTGGTCATCACCGCCTGCGTGTTCACCGGCGCCGCGATCCTGCTCAAGGACAAGGCCGCCTTCACCACAACGTCATTGGCCGCTGCGGCGGCTGGAGAACTCGAGATGACCAAGGAAGAACTGGAGGGCCTGCTCGCTTCGGCGCTGAAGCCCATCACCGACAAGATCGATGCGATCGAGGCTGGCCAGGCCAAGCTCGACGAAAAGATCGAAGCGGGCAAGGAGTTGCATGCCAAGGTTGCGCCCCATGCCGATCAGCTGCGCGCCTGCGCCTCGTCGATGCAGGCGGCTGGTGTCGGCCTGCACGCCACCCGCGGCCACGTCGCGGTCCTGAACCGCATGGCCGACAACCTCGAAGCGGAAGCGATGGCCGGCTCGATGCCGCACATCTACCGCGACCACGACTATGCCGGCGGCAGCTATTATGCCGGTGCCGACAAGGAAGCGGGCAAGACCGACGACGCGACCGCCAAGGAGATTGGCGAACTCAAGGCCTCGATCGCCGACCTGACCAACAAGCTGAAGGACGGCATTTCGGCGGCCCGCGACAATGCGAAGGAGCCGGAGCGCAAGACCGTTTCGCCGCAGATCGCGTCGTTGCTCGCGAAGGCGGGCGTCGACCAGCCGGAAGAGGGCAAGAAGCTCTCGAACGGTGATCTCGACAAGGTGCTCGCCTCGGCGGGCATGAGCGTCTCGCAGCGCATGGTCGTGAAGCAGCAGATGTATCGCGACGGGCTCATCGACGCCTGATCCACGCAACCGTCAATTCCTGAAGGGAAATCAGTTATGTACACGTCCCCCGACGGTCGCGTGACCGTCAAGTTCGATGGCCAGATGAGCGCTGCGGCCGATTATCTCGGTAACGGCGCAATCGAGGTCAATCGCTACGAGACCGAGATCGCGGACATTGTCCGTCGTGAATCGGTCTTCCTGAACCGCGTCGGCGAAAGCCCGGCGAACGGTCACCCGCATCGCTTCTTCGATCAGACGGCGATTGCCACCGGCTCGTTCACCGATCCGCGTTCGATCAATCCCTCGGCAACGGGCCCGACCCGCACCGAGCGGTCCGTCTACATCAAGGCGGTGACCGCTCAGACCAACTTCGGCCTGTTCGATGTCGACGTGACCCGGATGCAAGGCCAGTTCGCCTATGTCGAGGCAAAGGACATCGAGGATATCACGTCGGGAATCGTCGTGGCAGAGGCGGCTGCCGTGTGGAACGGCACCGCGACCGCGATCTCCGACAGCTCGACGCAGAGCTTCTGCGGCCTGCTGACCCAGATCAGCAATCAGGCCACGATCTCGCTCGGTGCCTCGATCATCGACGGCATCAAGGCGAAGGTCGCCGCAATGATGGCGAACGGCACGCAGTCGCCGCGCCCCACCGCGATCTACCTGAACCCGATCCTGGCCGATCTGATCGATCGCGAAGCCAAGGCGGCTCACATCGACCTCAAGACGATGGAAGTCGCTGCGGGCGTGGTCGTCACCTCGATCAACACCCAGGCCGGCGTGCTGCCGCTGATCCCTGATCCTTACATTCCGGCGACCACGGACACGAGCTACGGCTTCACCGCGCCGGGCACGGGCAACAGCAACTACTTCGCGGTGATCGTGACCGAGCGCCTGATCGAGCGCCCGGTCGTGCATGGCGGCGACGGCAACCTCAAGCCCCGCATCTTCCAGCTGGGCCTGCTCGCTGGCCTGCAGGGTCAGTATGTGGGCATCCACTTCAGCGCCGTGGTCGCGAAGCTCGCTTCGTCCGCCCACGCCGTTGTCGCGGTGGTCCGTCCGACCGTCACGGCGGGCTGATCCTCTCCCTGAGCCTAGAGGGCGGTCTTCGGGCCGCCCTCGTCCTTTCAGGAGACGGACATGCGTGTTTATCACTTCCAGCGCTGCCGTCACACGCTCTACGTCTCGCCCGCCTCCGATCCACGCGGGATCAAGGGCGGTGTCGATGCGGAGTGGCGCAACGACGATGGCTCGGCCAAGCTGATCGAAGTCTGCTTCGACGCTGATGGCCGCGCAGAAGTTTCGGACAATCTCGGGCGCTATCTGGTAGCGACCAAGCAGGCCAAGAGCACGCGGCTCTGGCTGCCCCAGTCGCTGGCCGCCTGATGCCAAGCGCCTATCTCGCCAGCGGCGACCTTGCGACCTACGGCGTCACGGGCGCCACGGACGCACAGATTGCGCAGGCGAGTACGATCGTTGACGGCTATCTGGAGCGGCCGGAGGGGCTGGTCTGGATGCCTGACAGTTCCGGGTTGCCCGCCTATATGGCGGCGCTGACCCCTTCCTTTTCCACCACGCTTAGCGCCGGTATCTCGCCTGGCAGCAACGTCGTGGTTCCGATTCCCGCCGCAGCAGCTGGCATGGCCGATTGGATCGGCGAAGCACTGGTGCTCGATCGCGTGGACAGCAACAAGTGCGAGGCGTGCGCCGTGGTCGGCGTCGACAACCAGAACGGCACCATCACGTTGGGCTCTGTCGCAAAGGCCCATGGTAGTGGCGCGACCGTGGAGGCCGGACTTCAGATCGTCGAGGAGCGCGCACTTGCAAGCAAGCGGTCGCTGACGCGGGTGTCGCGCTCACCTGTCGTGCGCGTTCTCGCCGGTGTCGGGCGCTACAGTTACGGCCGCCGCTCGGATCAGGTCGCTGGGCTGTACAACGACACCAACCTGCTGGCGGCAATCCAGACATTCGGCGGGCCGCCGCAGTGGATTCCATTCGATGTCCGGCAAGCCGCAGTCAGCGTGGCTACGGGCGAAATCTGGGTGCCGGCAGGGCTGCTGCTCGCTTATTACTCCGAAGTCCGACTGCGCTACGTGGCCGGTTATTCTGCGACGGCCATTCCACCGGCGATCAAGCGCGCGACGGCGAACATCGTCACCACCCTGATGAACTTCAGCTACGCCGATGCCAATCCAGCCTTCAAGATCGTGCAGGCCGGCGGGACCAAACTCGAACGCTGGTCGGATTCCATGATGGACGCCGACACCAAAAGCCTGCTCGAACCTTTCCGGCTGAAGCTCAACTTCTGATGTCGTTCCTGTACCCCCACCAGGCGAGTTTCCACCGGCCGGCCGATCAGACCGGCATCGGCGCGGTCGGATACGGCGGCCAGACGCAGGGCACCGAAACCCCGATCGCGGGCGCACAAGACATCCGCTGCTCGATCCAGGAGCGGCGCGAGGGCCAGAATAGCCGGGTTGGACTGCCAGCGGACGGCACGACGCCGACGCATTACGTGTTCATTCCGAAGTCGGCGCTGCCAAATGGCACTCTCAAGAGCCGCGATATAATGATCGACGGGCTGGCCCGAAGATATCTGGTCCTCGCGCCATACTGGGATTCGCTCGGCTACAGACTTACCGTCCTGACGCTGGAGGCCTGACATGGCGGACGTGTCGGAAGTCGCCGACGGGCTGGTCCAGATCGTCGCCGCAGCCGCCTATCCGAATGGCACCAGCCAGCCGTCGATCGGCGCCTGCGACATCATGGTCTATCAGGGCTGGCCGAACCCGCAGACGCTCGATGCCGACATGGCTGCGGGCAAGGTCCATATCTCGGTCTTTCCCCGGCCTGGCGACACGATCACGTCGATCATGATGGGCGATGTGGAATGGTCCGAGGCCACGAATAACGGCACGACCGGCACTTCGACCCGCGAAGTCCGGCGCCAGAACAAGCAGTTCCAGATCACCATCTGGGCACCGACGCCGACACTGCGCGACACGATCGCCAAGAAGGTGGACCTGGCGCTGGCGGTCACCAGCCGGTTCACGATGGCGGACGGCAGCCAGTCGGTCCTGACCTACGTCAACGCGACCCAGTCGGACAGCCAGCAGAAGGTGAGCATCTACCGACGCGACCTGTTCTACGCGGTCAATTACGCTCTGGTGCAGGACGACGCCGAGTTCACGATCCTCGAAACGATTACCAACATCACGACAGCGATCAGCGACACCGACAGCGGCCGCGTCGTCACCGTCCACAATCCATAGGATAGCGCCATGCCCCTCCGGGTCACGCAGCCGTTCGGCAGCCACGCTGCCGGCGACTTGATCACTGATGCCGCCGAGATCGACGCCGTGCTGGCGTCCGATCAGGCCGCTTTCGTCGTCGCCGTGGCCGATGAGCCCGCGCCGGTCGCGCCCACCAAGTCCGCCAAGGAGTAAAGCCGATGCCCGTTGTCCAGCAGGGCGCGATCAACACGAACGCGCTCTACGTGCCCGACGTCTATGTCCAGATCGTGCCGCCGTCGCAGAATTATCTGAACGGCGTGCCGACCAACGTGCTCGGCATCGTCGGCACGGCGCAGTGGGGTCCGGTCAATTCGCCGACCACGGTGAGCGGCCTGTCGGACTTCGTGCCGCAGTTCGGCAACGTCCAGGCGCGCAAATATGATCTCGGCACCGCCGTCTGGGCCGCGCAGCTGAACGGCGCGAACAACATGCGCATCGTGCGCGTGACCGACGGCACCGACGTTGCGGCCTCCGCGACGATCGGCACCAATGGCCTGACCGTCACCGGTAAATATACCGGCTCGCTCGGAAACAAGATCCAGGTCACGATCGCGACCGGCTCGGCTGCCAACAGCTGGAAGGTCACAGTCGCGCTCCCCGGCCTCGCACCGGAGGTGTTCGACAATCTTGCGGCTGGACTCTCCGGCAATGCGGTCTGGGTGGCGCTCGCGGCCGCGATCAATGCTGGTGCCTCGGCCCTGCGCGGCCCATCGCAGCTGGTCACCGCCGCTGCCGGCGCAGGCACCGGCACGCCTTCGGCTGGCACGACGACGCTGACTGGCGGCACCGACGGTGCGACCACAATCACCGGCTCGGTTCTGATCGGCCAGGATACGACGCCCCGCAAGGGAATGTACGCGCTCCGCTCGACCGGCTGTGCGGTGGCCTTCCTCGCCGATTGCGACGACTCCACGACCTGGGCGACGCAAGTGGCATTTGCCCTGTCCGAGGGTATCTACATGATCGGTGCCGGTCCGGCGGGCGATACGGTCGCGAACGCCGTGTCGACCAAGGGCACCGCCGCGATCGACAGCTACGCGTTCAAGCTGATGTTCGGCGACTGGATTTATTTCAACGACACGGTCAACAGCCAGGTCCGCCTGATCTCGCCGCAGGGCTTCGTTGCCGGTCGCCTGTCCGCGCTCTCGCCGCAGGAATCGTCCCTCAACAAGCAGCTGTACGGAATCGCCGGCACGCAGAAGTCGGCAGCGACCGCGGGCGTGAACGTCTATTCGGCGGCCGACCTGCAGACGCTGGCGCAAGCCGGCATCGACGTGATCGCGAACCCCTGTCCGGGCGGCGCCTATTTCGGCGTCCGCCTTGGATGCAATACGAGCTCCAATGCCGTCATCAATGGCGACAACTATCCGCGCCTGACCTTCTATATCGCTTATACGCTCAACAACGGCATGGGCATCTATGTGGGCCAGCTGCAGAGCCCCGCGACCCGCCAAAAGGCACTCGGCACGCTCAACGCCTTCCTGTCCAACATGTGGACGCAAGGCATGATCGGCGATGTCTCGGACGCCTCCAAGCAGCCCTTCTCGGTCGAGATCGACAACGCCAACAACCCGCAGCCCCGCGTGGCGCTCGGCTACATGCAGGCCGACGTGCGGGTCACGTACCTGTCGATCATCACCAAGTTCCTGATCAACGTCGAAGGCGGCCAGTCGGTCGTCGTGACGCCCACCGCCGCGCAGTAAGGAGCATAGCACATGCCTCAACAGGGCTTTTCCGTCGGCCGCGACGTATCGACGGTGCTGATCCTCGCGGACGGCTCGTCGCTCCCGCTCGAAAAGGTCACGGGCTTCAATGCGAAGCCCGACACGTCCACCCAGAAGGTCAAGGGCCTCGACGGCACCATCATCAACCTGCGCTGGCATGAGGGCTGGTCTGGCTCGTTCATGATCGAGCGCCGGTCCGCGCTGATCGACCAGTATTTCGCGCAGGTGGAGGCCGATTATCACGCCGGGCAGGACGAGAAGCCGGCCACGCTCCAGCAGACGATCCAGGAGCCGGACGGCACGATCTCGCAGTATCGCTTCACCGAAGTGCTGCTGACCTATGACGATGCCGGCGACTGGGCGGCCGACAAGACCGTCAGCCAGAAGATCGGTTTCGTCGCCCACCGTCGCATCCAGCAGGCCTGATCATGGTTGCCGCAAAAGCAAAGGTGCAGCTCGTGGAAACGCCGAGCCAGCAGATGAAGGCCGCGACGCAGTTCGAGGTGACTGACGAGCGCGGACGCGTGTTCGTGCTCGCGAAGCCCGATGTGCTGGCCCAGTTCCGGCTGGTCGAGGCGCTGGGCGAGACGGCGATGAACCAGGCCTATATGGGCATGGTGTTCCCGCTGCTCTTCATCCGCGCAATCGACGGCGAGGCGGTCAGCTCGCTCCACAACAAGCTCGAGGTTGAGGCGCTGATCAAGCGGCTCGACGAGGACGGCATCCAAGCCGTCACGCTCGGCGTGCACGAGCACTTCGCCCAGCCGTCGGAGGCCGCACTAAAAAACGGCTGAGACGGATCGCCACCAACCCGGCGATCCGTGAATCGATGGCGCTGGTGAAAGCCGGCGTCCCCTTCGATCTGGCTTTCTCCATGGACGAGGACTGGCGGCGCGCGCTCTGCATCGTTGCTGGCGAGAATGAGGGCGGCGAATTCGACTGGTCCTCTATGTCGTGGAAGGAGCCGCAGACGTGATCGAATTCCCGACGCTGGGCCACCTCGCTGACCATTTCCTGCGCGAAACCGCGGGCGAGTTGGTCATCGTCCGCGAGGCGATCCAGCCGGGCCTCGATGCCGCTTCTGCGCTCATCGAGAAAGAGGCCAAGGCCGAGTTCGGCACCTATCAGCAGGGCATCGGCCCCTTCGGCGATTGGCCGGAACTGGCCGACGCCACCAAGGAAGACCGCGTCCGGCAGGGGTATCCCGAAAATGAGCCGCTTCTCCGCTCCGGCGAGCTACGCGACAGCATCGAGCGCGAGGTCGACCATTTCGAAGCGACCGTCGGCTCGAAGAGCGAGATCATGCTCTATCAGGAGCTTGGCACGCAGCGCATCCCGCCGCGCCCGGTGCTTGGCATCGCTTTGCAGCGCTGCTGGCCGCAAATCCAGGCGCTGATCGGCAAGGCCGCGGCGGCCGGGTTCTGCGGCGGCGGTCCGATCAATCGGCCGGGGTATGAACTCTAGCGGATCCAGCCAGCCGCGATTGCGACCATGATACCGAAGAAGGCCATGATCAGCAGGCCGCCCAAGAGGGCGAGCGTTGCGCCGAGCGCGTGCATGTGGCCTTTATCGTGGCTGCAGGGGGTCATACGTCAGCCTTCTCGATAATGCGCTGCACTCCTTCAGGATCGGCCTCAATCATCTTGAGCAAGGTGACCGACCCAGTGTCAGGCACGCGCCGTCCCTGCTCCCAATCGCGCACCGTTGCCGCCTTGAAGTGGAACGTGCGGGCAAAAGCCTCCTGAGTAAGCTTGGTCCGCCCACGAATAGCGCGCACGTCAGGGCCGGCGACCATCCGCCCGCGGGTGGCGTCACCTCGCATATACGCGGTGGCATCCGCGATCCCCGCCATGATGCCGTTGAAATCCTCAGCGTCCATCATTTGCACTCCTTCTTCAGTTCCGTGATTGCCTTTTTAAACGCCGCCTTCTGCTCGTCGGTGAGCGCCGCGTCCCTTGACTTGTCGATGATCCACAGCAGGAAGACAGGGTTGCGTTCGTCTGCAAAGAAGCTGAACACGCGATAGCCGCCGCTTTTGCCGGTCTCATCTTTTGCGATGCGCCCCTTGCGCAGGCCGCCGGTGCCGGGCTCGACAGCGCCATAATTAGGGTTGGCGGCATATGCGTCGTAGATTGCGCCGCGTTCGCTATCGCTGACACCCAGCTTCGCGAGCTGGGTAGTGAATGCCTTGGTCTCGACAGTGGTGTGGGTCGGCGCCTTCATGGGGACAGAAATACGGCATTGCCGTATGTCAGTCAACCGAAAACTACGGCATTGCCGTATTTTTACCCCAGCAGCGTCACCGCCACCACGGCGAAGCCCAGCGCGACGCCGCCCCAGATCAGCATCATCGCCCAGCCAAACAGACCCCAGCGGAGCGTGAGCCCGAGCCAGTCCCGGGGCGGTCGAACGACACGAAAGAGCGGCGGGTGCGGCACGAATGCCCACCGATCAGCTGCCCAGGTCTGAACCCTTTGGAGTTGCCGCATGTCCTTCGCTTATAGCGTCGCCATCAAGCTGACGGTAGCGAATCTTGCGAGCCAGGGCGTGCGCATGCTCGCCAAGGACTTGCTGGCTGCTCACGGGAGCGCTGTCAGCCTCGGCGACAAGCTCAAAGCTCTGAAAATGATCGCCGTCGGCTACGGCATGGAAAAAGCCGGCCAGGGCATGCTAGGCTTCATGGGCAAGGCGATCGACGCGTCGAAGGAATATACGCGTCAGCTGTCGCTAATGAACGCGGCCGGCATGTCGCACCTCGAGGTTGCCCGCGCCACGGCCGCTGCCTGGCAGACCAGCCGCGATGTCGTGACGACCTCGGCCGCCGAGAACCTGAAGGCGATCCGCGAACTGCGCTCGGTGTTCGGTGCCGGCGGCATGGGCGAGGCTTATCGGATCCTGCCGACCGTCCAGCGCACCAAGAGCATTCTCGACGCTCTGACCGGCCGCGAGAACGAAGGCGTGGCCTTCGATATGGTCAAGGCGATCGAGCTGCGCACGCCCGGCCTCATGTCCTCGGCGCGCATGCAGTCGAACGCCGACCTGATGGCGCGGGCGCTGATGGCCATGGGCGGCACGCTGAACGCCCACGATTTTCACATGACGCTGAAGCAGTCGAAGACAGCCGCGTTCGGGCTGTCAGACGACTTCGTTTACAACTACTTGCCGACGCTGATCCAAGAGGTGAAGACCGGCGCGAGTGGGTCAGGCTCGACCGCCGGTACGGCGCTGATGTCGACTTATTCCGCGATAATCGGGGGCGTGCTGAAGAAATCAGCGATCCCGCTGTGGGAAGCGATGGGCCTGATCAGCCCGTCGAGCGTGGTCAAGAATTCCACCGGTGCGCTTCAGTTGAAGCCTGGCGCGGTGCGTGGATCTGCGCTGTTCCAATCGAATCCATACGCTTGGGCGAACGAGGTTCTGGCGCCGGCCATTGCCGCCTACGGCAAATCACATGGTCTGAACCGCGAGCAGGTTATCTCTGGCATGTTCGGCAATCGCAACGCTCAGTGGCTGATGAACACGCTGATCGCCAAGGCGCCGCAGTTCGAGCGAGACCGCAAGCTGATCGAAAGTGGCGGCAACTCGTACCAGACCTACCAACGCCTGCTGAAGACGAACCCACAGCTGGCCGGGACGGCGATGCACAACCAGTGGCAGAACGTGCTGTCGATCCTCGGCTATCAGGTGCTGCCGAAGCTCATCCCATGGATGATCAAGTTCGCGAACGGTCTCGATCGCATTGGCCAGTTCATGGAGCGTCACCCCAATTTGACCGCCGGGCTGGCGATCGGACTTCTCGGTGTCGGCTCCGCGCTCATTGTGGTCGGCAAAGCCCTCATGACGATCGGGATCATGAAGTTTCTCGGCATGGGCCCGATGATCGGCGGTCTCATGCGCGCGATCGGCACGGGCATCATGTTCCTGGGGCGGGCGCTATTCGCCAACCCGATTGGGCTCGTCCTGCTCGCTATCGGCGTCGCGGCTTACGAGGTCTATCAGCACTGGGACTGGATCTCGAAGAAACTGAGCACGGTCTGGACGTTCTTGAAGTCGTCCTTCTTCGGCTTCATCAATGGCCTGATCGACCTCGCGAACCACATCCCGTTCGTGCACCTCAACCACATCGGCGGCGGTGCGCCACAGAGCTCATACGTTCCTCCCGCTCACAAAATGGAGCAGCGCGGCGGCGACGTCTATCTGGACGGAAAGAAGGTCGGCAAGGCCTTGTCGCCCTACCTGACCGGACACTTCGCGAACGACATGTCGCGCCCGAACCGCGGCACGTCAGTGTTCGACGGCACGCGGGGCCCGCTGCGGCCCGCGACTGCGCGATAGCACTTCCCATCGGGGTCATTTCGCCCTATAGATCAGGCATCCTGAAATCGTTGTGTCCGCGGGCGAGCAATCGCCGCTGACCATGCGTGCGCGTGGAGGGCCGTTTCATGCCCGACACGACGCTGCAGCTCGGCGATTTTGTCTTCTCGCGGTTCGAGGTGCCGGAGGAAATCCCCTTCGGCGGCGACCAGAAACTGATCGTCCATGAGCTGATCGGCGGCGTCCGCGTGGTCGATGCGATGGGCGATCAGCCAACGGCGCTGGACTGGTCCGGAATCTTCGTCGGCCAGGACGCGCTAGATCGGGCACTATATCTCGACGGGCAGCGCAAGGCCGGGCATGCGCTGTCGCTGACCTGGAGCGGTCTGCGCTTCACCGTCGTCATTCGGGCGCTCAACTGCTCGTTCCGCCGATTCTACCGGCTACCATACCGGATCACCTGTGAGGTGGTCAGCGATGACACGGCGCCGGTCCTGGCGGCGAACAATCCGGCCGCCGAGCAGCTGATCACGGACGACCTGGCCTCGGCGAATACGGTTGCCGCCGCGATCAACGACGATCCGCTGTCGGGGCTGATGGCGACACTGAATTCGGCGGTCGCGGCTGCTGGATCGCTCCACGACGCCACGTCGCGGGTCATTCTCGGCATCGAGGCACCGCTCAACGCCGTCAGGTCGCGCATTTCGGCGCTGATCACCGCCGGCGGCCAGTTGATCGACGATGCCGCATCCGTCGGCGGTATTGTCTCAGGCGGCTTGATCACCGCGCAAGTGAACGCGCTCTCCGCGCAGATCGACGCGATTGGCACGGGCCCATCGCTCCTGTCTCTCGACCGGCTGCTCGGCCGTATCGACAAGAATATCCGCTCACTGAATGCCGGCACACGGACACGCACGGCAGTCGGCGGCAACCTCTTCGAAATCGCGGCCAAGGAATATGGCAATTCCGCCGCATGGGCGACGATCGCGCTGGCGAACGGACTCACCGATCCGTGGATCCAGCAGGTCGCAACACTCGCAATCCCGCCGGATGGGAACGAGGCCGCAGGCCTGTCCTACCCGAACGCGGCGGACTTTATCCCGGCATACCCCGACGACGCGCTGATCGACGTCAACGAGTTCGTCGCCGAGCCGGTCACCACGATTCTGGAGGACGGTTGATGACCAGGCTGCTTAGCCGCTCCCCCACCTTTCAGGCGCTCGATAATCGGGTTGGCGCGCTGGAGCTCGGCGGATCGAGAGTCTTGAACGCCCTAAATTATGGGGCCGCCGCGAACGGGGTCGATGACGACGCGGACACACTCCTGCAGGCTCTCGCGAAATTGTCCGGCTCGGGTGGCCGACTCTACCTTCCGGCCGGCTATTACAAGATCACGAAAGCTCTCTGGGCTGCGTTTTCGAACATCATCATCGAAGGTGACGGGCGCGGCGCGACTGTGCTGCAACCCTATGGGTGGATCGATGCGGTTCGGTTTGCAAATGGCTACCCGGGCCCAGCGGGCGTGATTTCCAATGTCGGAATCCTCAATCTAACGATCGACTGTGGAAATCAGACGGCGGGAACCGACGATACTAATGGTAACGGCATCAATTTCAACGATTGCGACAACTTTCTCTGCCAGAATGTGGAGATACTGAGTGTCAAGCAACAGGGTGTAGCGATAACCTATTTCCCGGTTTCCGGCTCTGTGCCTAAAGGTGGTGAAGTCCGAAACTGCTTTGTTGACCTAGGGTCGTCGAATAACATTGGCATCGGTGCCGAAGGAAACGCTCGCAAGATCGCCTTTTGCGGAAATCATATTGAAAATGTCGGCAGTTCCGTGGCCCTCTACTCCGGCAATGTGGGCAGTAGCGGCGCGGCCGGAGACGTGATCATCTCCGACAATTTCGTTCTTGGACGGGCTGGCAATGTCGGTCGCGGCGTCACTATCGAGGACGGGGCGCGGCGGGTCATCGTCTCGGCGAACATCATCACCAGCATGTCCCAAGGAATCCGGGCCGCAGTTGTTGGCGGCACAAACAATAGTTACAACTTCGTTATCTCATCGAACATCGTCACCGATTTCAGCCAGTATGGGATCGGTGTCGGGCCGCAGGTCCCTGGGGACTATGCGCAAGCCCTTTGCGTCGGCAATACGGTCGTCACGACGAATGTCACAGCAACTGAGGGAATTCTCTCCTTCGGGGGGGCAACGATCACGGCGAACTTGGTTGATTATGGCGGTTCTGCATGTGGGATCGCGGTAACGGGCTCGAGTACGAACATATCGGGCAATACCGTCCGTGGTACCGCAGGCTTCGCTATCGATGTTTCAATGGCCACGAACTCGGCCGTCTTCGGGAACTATTGCAATCGCGATATCAGCAATCCAGCTGATCCAGTTGCTGCCAATATCCAGATTTATGGCAATCTCGGATATTCGACACAACGTTGGTATACCGGCTACATCGGCGTCAACAAATCAGTTCCCAATCCGAATGGCAATAGCGCGCCCACGTCTGGAACTTGGGCGCAAGATGACAAGGTTTGGAACAACAGCGTTTCTTCAGGTGGCTATATCGGGTATGTCTGCACGGCATCTGGCACACCTGGCACTTGGAAAGCCTTCGGATTGATCGCGTAGGTTGTAAATTGCCATCCAGATCTATTCTACATCCTTTGGAGCCCACCTAATGGGTGCGCTGTGCTTGCATCCACTCCTGCATGCCCTGAGGGTCGAAATAACTTTCCCTGATTTCTGGATTATCCCAATAAGCTTGATCCCGCTCGCGGGTGTCGCCTACCACTACAGCGGGCGCTCCGCGGGCAATCGCGAAGTCGGGAACGTCTTTCGTCACGACTGATCCAGCCGCGATCATGGCTCCTTTACCAATAGTCACGCCGGGAAGAATGACGGCTCCTGCGCCGACAAAGGTAAAATCTCCGATGGTGACAGCGCCGCGAGCATATCCCTTGCGTTCTGTGTGATCGATCTGGATGAAGTGGTCGCCGTGCAGCCTTAAAGCGTTATGGCTGCCGTGGGAAAATATACCGACCGAGGAACAGATTTGAGCCCCGCGGCCAATCGTCACGCCATTGCTGCCGTCGATGAAGGTGTGATGGGATATCCAGACGTGATCGCCGATGGATATGCCTTTCTTACAACTCAAGACGGCGCTGGAACTGATCCGAGTGAACTTCCGCCAAGCGCGGCTGGGAACGTCCCTGTATCCATAGGCCATGAAGGGCCTATGCGCGAATGCGAACAAGTTCATCGCGAACGAAATCGCTCGGCCTAGTGGCGACAAGTAAAGCCTGCGCAGCATTATCATTCCTTCCAGTGATAGCGGCCTAGCCACGGAACTAGCGACCGAATGCGAGAATTGTCCAGCCTGTGTCGCTAGGGCCGCCGATGCGAGTCCAACTCGCGCGCTCGCCAAAGATCGGAGGGCGGCCCGAAAATGCCAACCGCTCCCCGGCAACCCCGCGCACGCCGCCCCCGCGGCGCGATCAATCTCAACGGCAAGATCGTCTGGGGCTGGATCAGTTGGGAAGTCGACAACAACAATTTCCGCAGCGCCGACACGTTCAGGGTCGAGTTTGCGCTCCACGGACTGCCCAGCGGATATGGCGTCGACTGGTTCGCGGCGCAGGCATCGCTTCAGGTTGAGATATTCGCGACCGAGGATTGGATCGGCAGCGGCGTATATGCGC